AGAACGATGGAAAACATCCTTTGGCTGCATCGTGCTTATCCTTATGGCTTTTTTATCTGGCATGGCTCTTGAGAACAAATTGATAACCGAAGACTGCCGCTTCATGGGATCGTTTCGCGATGGAACGCAAGCATATAACTGTCAGCCGAGGGTGAGATGAACTTCTATAAAACAGTTGCCATCTTCTGCGTAGTCGGTTTGGTTTGGTTACTCGTTGATAACAAGATAGACCGCACTCACGCAGAAGGATTCAAGATGGGCATACAATACGCCTTGAAATCTAACCCGCCGAGCGAAGAACTTGAAATTGCATGTGCGGGGCTGTGGATTGGTGAACAGAATAAGAAGTATTGGAAGAAAACAAATGCCAATTAGCATAGACCCGAAGGACCAAAAGATTTGGAAATATTTTGCCGAGCGTAAAACTCCGGTGACAATCAAGCAGGCGATGAAAACGCTATTGATTAGCGAAACCCATGCAAGACGTGCATTGGATTATTTTGTTTTGAAGGGACTTGCCGAGATGAGCAAGCAAGGTGGTGTGAGATTTTACAGGGTGAAGGAATGAATACAGATCTTTTACGGAAATTAGCCAACCCAGTCTACGACACGGACGAAGCAGAAGAATTAATGAAGCAGGCTGGATTGGAAATTGTGCGACTGCACGAACACATTTCTGGCCTGCAAAAATACATAGACAGGCTTAAAGACGAAAACGAGCGGTTGGCCCTTGACTTGGGGTTCAAAGACCGTACACAATTTAGGAGTCTAAATTAGGAGGTAATTATGCCTTATGTTAATAAACCCCGACCCTACAAAAAAGAATGGCAGCAGCAAAAAGAACGAAATGAAAAACCTTCTAGAGCCACACGTGAACGTGCGAGATACCACATGGACAAGGACGGTGTTGATCGAGACGGGAAAGATATCGACCACATTAAACCTCTATCCAAGGGTGGCACCAACTCCCGCAGTAATCTTAGACTTGTCAAGCCAAGCACAAACCGTTCTTTCAAACGTAACTCAGATAGATCAGTAAAAAAGAATGCAAATAATAAATGACAAAGTTTTGGTGGTGCGCACTAAGTTTCCAAGCCGTATTACCGAAACAATAAAGAAAAGCAAAGTTGTACAAAAAGAGGGTGAAATTAGCGATGTAGCAGTTAACTGGGGATTGCATGAAGCGCAAACATTGAGCACGTTAAATCTTAAGAATGTGCCGTCTCCAATCGTTAGAGACTACAAGTGGCCGGGAGTTTACCCTCCTATGTCACATCAAAAAGATACTGCGTCTTTTTTCACGCTGCACAAACGAGCTTTTTGTTTTAACGAACAAGGTACAGGTAAGACCGCAGCAGCTATATGGGCAGCAGATTATCTTATGGAGCAGGGCTTAATACGCCGAGTCTTAATCATATGTCCGTTATCAATCATGCAGGCGTCATGGCAATCTGATTTGTTTAAGTGCGCAGTTCATCGACATGTTGGTATGGCACATGGTTCTAAAGAAAAAAGAAAGGCCATAATTAATGGCGCCGCCGAGTTTGTTGTTATTAACTACGATGGGGTGGAGACGATAGCAGACGAAATAATTAGGGACGAAACTTTTGATTTAATTATTGTAGACGAAGCTAATGCTTACAAAAATGTAACAACTAAGCGATGGAAAATACTTAAGAACATCTTAAAAGAAGATACACGGCTTTGGATGATGACGGGTACCCCGGCGGCTCAGTCACCTACAGATGCTTTTGGCTTAGCCAAGATGGCTGTTCCACAGAATGTTCCACGGTTTTTTGGGTCATTTAGAGACATGGTTATGTACAACATCAGTAGATTTAAGTGGATACCAAAACCAAGTGCTCAAAATATTGTTTTTACTGCACTGCAACCTGCAATCCGGTTTACCAAAGAACAATGTATTGACTTACCAGAGGTAACTTACACCGCTCGACATGCCCCTTTATCTTCTCAACAGGAAAAGTATTACAAGATTCTCAAGGATGAGATGTTGATGTCAGCTGCTGGTGAAGAAGTATCAACCGTCAATGCGGCTACAAATCTTAACAAATTGCTACAGATATCAGGTGGGGCAGTCTATACCGATGCGGGTAATGTCATTGAGTTCGATGTCTCAACTCGTCTCAGCGTGGTTCAAGAAGTCATAGATGAGGCTAGCCACAAAGTATTGGTTTTTGTTCCATTCACTCACACTATACAACTTCTTAAGGAATATCTTATTAAGCAGGGTACGACTTGTGAAGTTATAAACGGTAATGTAAGTGTTAACAAACGTACAGACATATTTAAGAGGTTTCAAGAGCAGTTAGATCCAAAAGTATTGCTTATTCAACCGCAAGCTGCATCCCACGGAGTAACCCTAACTGCTGCTAATGTAATCATATGGTACTCTCCGGTGACTTCTATTGAGACTTATTTGCAAGCAAATGCACGTATACATAGGCAGGGACAGAAGAATCCGATGACTGTAGTTCATATCAGCGGTAGTCCTGTAGAAAACAAGTTGTACGGAATGCTTCAAGGAAAACTTAATACCCATACGCAGTTAGTTGATTTATACAAGACTGAAATTAGTTCTTGACACAGTACAGTTTTAGTAGTAGATTATAAAAAAATAAAACCAAGAGGACCGATATGGATGTTTCCGTAGATAAGCTCGTCTCTGTTTACATCAAGATGCGTGATGAACGTGATCGGGTGAAGCGTGACATGGAAGCAAAGATTGAAAACATAGAAGATCAGATGAAAGTCATCAGTGGTGAATTGCTTAATATCTGCAAAGAGACTGGTGCTGATAGCTTTCGCACTCCGTTTGGCACCGCATATCGCACATTAAAAGAACGATACTGGACTAATGATTGGGAATCGTTTCACGGTTTTATGCGTGAGCACGAGGCTATGGAGTTACTTGAGCGTCGAATTCACCAAAGCAATATGAAACAGTTTTTGGAGGAAAACCCTGATTTGCATCCCGCAGGGCTTCAACGGGATCGTGAGTATCAAATTACCATTAGGAGAAAATAATGAGCAACGAAGTAAGTTTGTTCCAACAAGCAGTCCCTGATTACATCAAAGAAGTTGGCGTTGATGAATTAACCAAATCACTTGGTGGTTCTGGTGGCATGAAGCGGATTTCTATCCGTGGTTCAGTGTTTCGCATGATGGTTAATGGTGAAGAGATTGCCAAGAATGAAAATCGTGCGATGAACATTGTTGTCGTAAACGGCACCAAACATGTGGCCCGTAAGTTTTACGAGGGTGCATATGTCCCCGGTGAGTCGGCTCCTCCCGATTGCTGGTCTAATGATGGCATAACTCCTGACGCAAGTATTGAAGATCCGCAGCATACTAATTGTGAAGGGTGCCCTCAGAACATCAAAGGTTCGGGTCAGAAAGACAGCCGTGCTTGCCGGTTTGAAAAGCGTCTTGCCGTAGCGTTGGCTGACGACATCAAAGGTTCTGTCTATCAGTTAATCCTACCGTCCAAATCTTATTTTGGTAAGGGTGATCAAGATCATATGCCGTTTGAGCAGTATGCTAAGTACGTTGCTTCGCAGGGCTACAATATTAATATGATTGTTACGGAGATGAAGTTTGACTCTGATAGTGAGTCGCCCAAACTTATCTTCAAGCCGGTTGGATTTTTAAACCGTGAGCAATGGGAAGGCGCTAAAGCGCAGGGTTCTACGCCCGAAGCCAAGTCTGCAGTTATTCAGACCGCTTCTCAAGCCGACTCTAAACAAAAGGCTATTGCCGCACCCGTAGCAGCACTGGAAGTCCCCAAAGCTGAAGTGGCTGAGCCGGTTAAAAAGACTACTAAAAAAACCGCTGATGCTCCTGCTCCCAAAGCAGATCTGGCCTCGGTTATGGCCGACTGGGCTACGGATGATGAGTAATCATGACGGATTCTCGTGGTTACTCGTCTCGTATTATTGAGACAAATAAGTCAGCCTCGACATCCTCTCCCGGCGTAATGCTGGGGAGGATGTGTATTGCTCAAGAAATACCAGTTTCAAACGTAGCAGATTTCTTTGGTGTAAGCCGTATGACCATCTACAAATGGTTTAAGGGGCAGGAAATCCCACGTAAGAAACATATTGAGAAAATTGAGGATACCCTTAAAAAACTTAAAAGAAAAACCCATCTGGATTAAGGATGTCAACAACAGAACTATTACAAGCGGTGTTGCCATCCGAAGGTTGGTATTGCATCGTTGGGTTGAAAAAGGGGGGCACGCCAAAGCAGACGTTCCATGAAACATTGGATGCTGCAGAGGAGGAAATTGCACGTCTGTTAGGGCAGAAGTATGACGTTTACTTTGCTTGTTCTAAGTATGAATCTAATACATCAAGGACACAGGGTAATGCTAAGTACATTAAGGCTTTCTGGCTTGACATTGATTGCGGAGAAGGTAAAGACTATCCAGACCAAGCAACAGGGCTACAGGCGCTACATAAGTTTTGCAAAGAATTAAAACTGCCAAAGCCATCTATTGTTAATTCTGGGCGTGGGTTACATGTTTACTGGCGGCTCACAAAAACGGTCAGTGCTAAGGAATGGAAGCCCGTTGCCGAACGGATTAAGTATCTGTGTGAAGAAAACGAGTTTTACGCCGATCCAGCGCGAACAGCTGATACTGCATCTATACTGCGTGTTCCTGAGACACTTAACTTTAAAGATGACCCACCTAAACCTGTATCTATTTTAGCTTTAGCACCAGAAGTAGATTACGAAACAATTAAGAGTCGTGTCGGCGTATTAATTGCACCACCAGAACTAGGACTACCTAAAGCCCAATTAAATGAACTAACTAAAGCGTTGGCAAACAACGAAGAGAAGTGGTTCAAAATAATTATTGCTAAAACAATTAAGGGTGAAGGCTGCGCTCAGATAGCAAAGATTGCTACAGAACAAGATACTGTTGATTACAATTTGTGGCGTGCTGGATTATCTGTAGCATGGGCTTGTGAAGATCGTGACGTAGCAATACATAAAATTTCAGAAGGGCATCCAGGCTACAACGCCGCCGAAACTGTTCGCAAAGCTATGGACACCGGAGGCCCACAGAAGTGTGTTACGTTTGAGAAGTATAACTCCGGGGGTTGCGATGGGTGCCAGCACAAGGGAAAGATTACGGGACCAATACAGCTTGGTAAAAAGATTGTCCGTGCTGCACCGGAAGATAAC